AAAACAAGACACACAAGAATATATTATTAATTTATTAAAAAATACCAAACGAGAAGGAATAGAAGGAATAATTCATTATTTAGAAGTTAGTGATTTTTTTACAGCTCCTGCCTCTACAAGATATCATGGATGTTGGAAAGGTGGATTAGCAGAACATTCAGCTAATGTTTATGATGCTATAAGATTTTTATATTTGAATTTAAAAGAATCTGATGATTTAATATTACCTGATATTACAGAAGAAAGTTTAATTATTGTATCAATATTACATGACTTATGTAAAATTAATTGTTATAAATTAGGTACTAGAAATGTTAAAGATGAAGTTACTGGACAGTGGTCACAAGTGCCCGATTACAAAAGGAATCCAAAACTTCCTTTGGGTCATGGTGGAAAAAGTATATTTTTAATACAACAATTTATAAAATTAACAGTTGATGAAGCATTAGCAATATTTTGGCATATGGGAGCTCATGATTTGTCTAACTATAATACAGTTAATGAGATGGGTCAGGCTTATGAAAGCTCATTATTATCTTTTCTTTTACATCAAGCAGATATGACAGCAACTTATATTATGGAGAATAATAATTATAATAGTTAATTAATTTGACAAATTATTATTTTTATTATATTGTTTTTTAGATAGTCAGTATTAGAGGATCTGACTTTTAATTTTATATTGACTATATTAAAAAGATATAATGAGGGTGCCTCTAACACCCAAATTATATCTTTTATATTTAAAGAAAATAGGAGATATTATGGAACATAATAATTTTTATATAATACCTGAAGAACTAATTTTTGATAATAATATATCACCAGGGGCAATATTATTATTAGTTTTAATAAAATCATTATCTAAAATTAAAGGTTATTGTTGGGCCAATAATAAATATTTTTGTGAACACTTTTCAAAATCAAGATCAACTATTATAAGGTGGATTAAGGAGTTAAAAGACAAGGAGTATATTATGGTTAAATTAATAAAAAATGATGAAAATAATGCAGTTCAAAAACGGTTTATTTACCCCCTAAATAAACATAAAAATAGTTCATTTGTACCTGGTGTCATATCTGACACTACCTGGTGTCAGATATGCGATGACCCTGGTGTCAGATCTGACACTGATATTAATATAACTAAAGCATTAAATACATTAACTACCGTTAATGAGCAAAACCCCGTTAAAACACTAGCAGATTTCAGAAAATCAAAAATACAACAGCCAAAAAAAAGTAACTACAAAATATGTAGTGAGATGATAAATAATTTTAGTAAAAATAAAAAACTTATAGCAATATTAAACGAATATCTCAGAATCAGAATTTCAAAAGGGTTAACACCAAAACAGTTTAAAATAATTATAGATGATTTAAAAAAATATAGTAATACAGAAGAAGATATGATTTTAAAAGTAACTAATGCTTATGCTGGGAGTTATAATGTAATAATTCCAAAATGGGAAAAAGAAAGATATAAAAATACTTTTGATAATTCTATAAATAATAATAATAAAAAAAGAGTTAGTAGCATGAGCACAGAAGAAAAAGAAATGTGGAAAAATGATTTAGCAAAAAACGAAGATGGCACAGAAGCAATATTTTAGTTTACAAATTTTTTTATATTTCTATATAATAATTATAAACTACAAAAAGGAGATACTATGAGAGAAATTAATTATGGACAATTAAAAAAAGATATAATACAATTACTAATATTTACTAGAAAAGAAGAATCTATGAAAACAGTTGATTTATGTAATATATTAAATATTGACAAAAGAACTTTAAAAGCTATTATATCAGAACTCAGAAAAATTTATCCAATTTGTTCAAAAGATACAGATGGTGGTGGATATTGGTTAGATTTTAAAAAAGAAGATATCAATGGTTTTATTAAATTATTAAAAATCAGAAGAGATAGTTATAATAAAACTATAAAGGACATGGAATCATATTTATGAGTTATTATTATATTTTTAGTAAAGAAGAATGCTGGTATAAAGACCACTGTACTAAATTTCCAGAAGAATGTAAATTTGGATGTACTAGACATTTAGAAATGCATTATTTAATGTCACATAGTAATCTTCCAAAGGTAAAACAATATCCCGTACCTCTTAAACCTAGCAAAGAAGATATGTCAGCATTTAAAAAATTATTGAAAATAAAAAATGATATTAAAGAATGGGTAAAATCAGGAGGAAGTTTATATATTTGTAGTGAGAGTTTTGGAAATGGAAAAACAACTTGGGCAATTAAACTATTATTAAAATATTTTGATGAAATATGGGCGGGTAATGGATTTAAAACAAAAGGTATATTTATCCATGTACCAACTTTATTAACTCAAATAAAAAGCAATATTAGCAATAGAAATAAAGATTTTGAAATTATGTTAGAACAATTGAGTACAGCAGATTTAGTTGTTTGGGATGATATAGCAGCAACTAAATTATCAGATTATGACCATACTAATTTGTTAACATTAGTTGACCAAAGGTTATTAAGTTGTTTAGCAAATATATATACTGGCAATTTAGTTACAGAAGAAGCTATAAATAATGCATTAGGTAAAAGATTATCAAGTAGAATTTATAGTTTTGAAAACACAATAGAATTTACTGGCAGCGATAGGAGAGGACAAAATGGTAACCTTACAAATTATTAATAAAATTATAATGTCAGGCAAAATAGATATTATTTTAAATAACGGTTTAGAAGAAGATCATTTTATAGGGTATGAAGAAGAATTTAATTTTATATTAAAACATTATAATAAACATAATAAAGTTCCGGATAAAGAAACTTTTTTAGATAATTATAAAGATTTTGATTTTGTTAATGTAAAAGAAACGGATGAATATTTATTAGATACATTATTTGAGGAACATTTATATTACAGATCTGTTTCTATAATTCAGGAGGTTGCAGAATTATTAAAAACAGATGCTAATGAAGCAGTTGATTATTTACACTCTAAAATAAGTCAATTACAAATACCTCAATTATTAGAAGGTATTGATATTATAGCAAAAGCAAAAGAACGATTAGATTTATATAATGATAAAAAAAATAATTATGAAAATTATTTTATTAAATCAGGTTTTGATGAATTAGATGGAATTATAGAAGGTTGGTCAAAAGGTGAGGAATTAGTAGTATTTTTAGCTAGAACAGGTCATGGTAAATCTTGGCTATTAACAAAATCATTAATGTCTGCTTGGAAAGATGGAAATAGGGTTGGATATATTAGTCCTGAGATGTCTCCTATAAAATTAGGTTATAGATTTGATACATTATTTAAAAATTTCTCAAATACAAAACTTGTCCGTGGGTTAGGTGAAACAGAATATCCAGATTATATTGATAAATTAAAAAACTACCAGACACCTTTTATTGTTGCTACTCCTAAAGATTTTGGCAAAAAGATTTTCGTTTCTAAACTTAAAAATTTCTGTATAATGAATAAGCTAGATATTTTAGGTATAGATGGAATTGCATACTTAAAAGATGAAAGATATAAAAGAGGAGATAATAAGACAATATCATTAACTAATATTAGCGAGGATTTAATGGATTTAAGCATTGAAATTGGAATACCTATCATTGTTGTTGTCCAATCTAATAGGGGAGGAGTTACTGATAATGATAATGAGGAAACCCCAGAATTGGAAAATATAAAAGATTCTGATGGTATTGCTCATAATGCTTCAAAAGTTATATCTATTAAACAAACAGGCGGAGCATTAAGAATGGATATTAAAAAACATAGAGATGGAGAATCAGAAGGACATTTATTTTATCTATGGAATATTGATTTGGGTACATTTAAGTATATTCCTTCTAATGATGATTTTACACCAACACAAGAAAAAGATAAACAAATACAAAAAACTAGGTCAGAATTTAAAGATAATACAGAAGCATTTTAAAAAGGAGTATTATGTTCTATATAAATAGAAACCCAATATTAGCATCAGAATTGGAAGTATTGCAAACATTAAAATCTCATTTAGAATTAAATGGTTTATCTTTATTTAATGAATTTAAAGTAGGAGTAAATAATATACAGTTTAATTGTCCAATGCATAGTTATGGACAAGAAAGAAAACCATCATGTGGGATTACAATATCAAATAGAGAACATACACCATCAGGTATAGTTCATTGTTTTGCTTGTGGCTATACATCAACGCTAACAGAAATGATTAGTGATTGTTTTGGAAAATTAAATGATAATGGACAATTTGGCAAAGATTGGTTAATCAAAAATTTTTTAACTATTGAAATTGAGAATAGACCAATTATTAAATTAAATTTTGTGAGAGGAAATATGAAAATTTATAAGCCATTAAAATATGTATTAGAAGAAGAATTAGAAAAATATAGATATTATCATAACTATATGTTTGAGCGTAAATTAACAAATGAGATAATAGAGCAATTTGATGTAGGGTATGATGATTGTTTTACACTTGTTAATGATAAAACAAAAACAAATGTAATATTACAATGCTTAACTTTTCCAGTCCGTGACTTTGAAGGTAATACACTTTTTATAGCAAGAAGAGGAGTAAATTCAAAATTCTTCCATTATCCAGTTGATGTATCTAAACCAGTTTATGGATTATATGAATTGCCAAAAGATTGTAATGAGATAATAATTTGCGAATCCATAATAGATGCTTTAACGTGCTATATTCATGGCAAGCCTGCTTTAGCTTTATTAGGGCTTGGAACAGAATACCAGTATGAACAGCTTAAAAAATTAAATGCCAGAAAGTTTATAACAGCATTAGATCCTGATAAAGCAGGTATAGCAGCAACTAAGAAAATAAGAAAAGCACTTAATAAATATAAATTAATTACTTCTTATGCAATACCCGTAGGAAAAGATATAAATGATTTAGATAAAGAAGAGTTTAATAATTTAGAAGAAATATTTTAATTAAATGTTGACTTCTAGATAAATATGTTATATAATAATATTAACCAGTTAAACAACACCAATAGGAGGAAAAAACAATGGCAAAAATTACAATGTATGAAAGCAAAAAAGATGGACGTAAGGTATTATTGTTTGATGTTGGAGAGGGAAAGGTAACTATCCAATTTGAAGATACTAAAGAAGAAAAAGAGATTGCAGAATCAACTTTTAAGCGTTGGTATAAAAAAATTGGAGATGTTGAAACAGGTGAGTTAGAATCAACACCTGAGGCACATGAATTATCAAAAGCATTAGACAAAAAAGAAAAGGAAAAAGAAGCAAAAACAGAATCAAAAACAGAAAAAGTTAAGGTTGAAAAAAAAGTTGGATTGATAGATTTAATGATACCAGTTATTGAAAAAATGGGAGGCAATGTAGAATTAATGCCAAATAAGAAAAATATTTATATAGTTTCTTTAGATGGTATAAGAAAAGGAGTCCTTTCAAATTTATCTTTTACAATGAAACCAAAAATTGCTCGTAGCAATAATGTGCCATATGATTTTAAGAAATATAATCACATGTTTAAAGCAAAAATTATATTGCCAGAAACTTTAAAAGAAAAGATATCACGGATAACAGAACTTATAAAATTATAACTTAGGAGGAAACAAAATGAATGACACACTTAAAATGCTAAAAACAATTATAGACACAAAACACCAAAAGTTAACTAATGAAGAAATATCAATTGAATATAAAGATAGTTTATCACCTGCTCTCTTTGCATTGGTTTTTACAAGAGTTTATAAAATAGCAATACAACAATCACAAAAGTTTTTTGGATTAACAGAAGCAGACATATGTAGCTTTACATTAGAAAAATTGGATTTAGCATTAATTATGTTTGATGATTCTAATGGAAGCAAATTTAGTACATTTTTTACCCATGTCATCTATAACAAATTTAGAGAAGAAACTGAGAGTTTAAGTTGTCACAAAAGGAAGGTTATTTTTAATTGTAACAGCTATGACAAAATGGTAGAAGATGGATTTGACAAAGAATTCACAGAAGATTATTCGTTAATTATGGAAGCAGTTAAATCTTGTAATCTTACAGATAAAGAATTAGCGTTTTGTGAATTAGCAGTAGATACATACACCAACACAGATATAGCAAATATTTTAAATGTTAGTAAAATGACTATTAGCAATATAAGAAAAAGTCTAAAAACAAAAATTTTACCTTTATGTTATTGAACATTATTCTATATAATGATTATAAACAAGAATTTTGAAAGGATGAAATAAATGCTTAGAAACTTTATTAAAAAAATAGCCACTAAAATATTTAGATGGGCATACAAATTAAAAGGAGATGAAAATAATGGCAAGATTTAATGAAAAAACAGCAGACAACTATGGTGAACAAGGAGCAGATTTTTTTAGTTTAAAAAATCATAATGACACAGCAGGTGTAAGATTCATGTACCGAAATATGGAAGATGTAATTGGTGTTACCTTGCATGAGGTAATGGTAGATGGCAAAAAAATTAAGGTAGATTGTTTAAGTGTTCCAGGGTCAATAGAAGGCATTTGTCCTTTATGTGATTATGGGGTTAAAATTCAAGCAAAAGTATTTATTCCAATATATGATATAGATACATTTAAGGTATCTATTTGGGAACGTGGTAAAAGTTGGATGGGTAAATTATCAGGTATTTGTGCTAGATATGCCTCAACACAAATGGAACTATGTAGTACACCTTTTGATATTGTTAGAAATGGTGCAAAAGGTGACCAAAAGACAACCTATGATATGTTTCCATTAGCCTCAGATGAAGTGAAGTTGGCTGATTTACCTGAACCACCTAGTGCTTTTGACAGTTTAGTCCATAAAGAAACAGCAGAAGCTATGCATTATTATTTAGAACATAATGTATTCCCAGAAAATTCAATTGAAGCACAATCACCTAGAGAACCATCAATTGATAGCCAAAAACAACAAA